CGAGTGTTGGTATCTTGATGTTAGAAAACCGCATCAAGCTATCAATGGCGGTACAGAAATGAGAACACATCTAGTGGTAGACATAGAAGCCAATGATGAAGTAAGAGCTTTGATATGATAACACCGGTAGAAGATCATTATGATATTTGGTACAAACGTGATGACTTGTATTGTCCATACGGTGATGTAAATGGAGGTAAGGTAAGACAGAGTAGACTTTTGTTTAGTAAATATGCTGGGCATGGTGGTTGGCCTGGAGTAGTTGCTGCGGTGTCAGTACACTCACCAACAGGTCCAGTTATTAGTAGAGTGGCGAAAGAGTTTAATACACCGTGTATTATAGCTGTAGGCGGAACAACGCCAGAGAATTTAGATAAACTTCCAATGATGAAGTTGACTAAACATTTTGGAGCTGAAGTGAGAATAGTTGCAGGTCATGGTATGAAGAATGCCATAACAGCTAGAGTGAATGAAATATGTAAAGAGACCGGCTATCATAATATAGATTTTAGTCACCATATTTACAATGATGCAGGCTTGATGTTTGACGCTAATGGTGTACAGGTATGGAATATTCCAGATGAGTTAGATGTGTTGGTGATGTCACTAGGTGTAGGTATTCAGTTTGCTTGTGTACTGAAAGGACTGAAAGAATATAATAAGAAAGTAAAAAGAATTATTGGAGTTCAAGTAGGACCAGATAGAAGAAAACTCATAGATGGCTATTTGAATCAGAATCCATTAGTAGAGCCTAGATTTGATTTAGAGTATGAGTTGGTTCAATACAAGTCAGCCTATTCTAAATCAGAGATACAGAAGGTAGGAGGTTTTTACCTTGACGATATCTATGAGGCGAAGGCTCACAAATGGATGTTAGAGAACATAAATATGGACCAGAAGATATTATTTTGGTGTGTAGGTAGGAGATTGACAAGTGATGAAGTGGAATCAATTTGTTCTAGGTGATTGTTATGAGGTGATGAAAGAGATAGATGATAAGTCTGTTGATTTAGTTTTTACTAGTCCTCCTGATATTTCACAAACCCAGTACAACACTGATATTAAGAACTATCAGGTGTTCCAAAGAATTGCAACTACTTCATTTTCTCGTATTGTAAAGAACGAGGGGTTTGTTTTGATTGCACAAACAGACCGAAAGATCAATGGAGAAATTCTCACCAACCATATAACATACTATCAGAGTATGGTTGAGTTGGGTTGGAAGTTAAAAGACTATAAGATTATAGTTAGAAATTATCCAGTAGATAAACGTGATATGTATACGTTCAATTATCAACACTGTTTGATATTCACAAAGAAAGGAACAATCAAACGATCAGGAGATTTCCTAAAAAATATTATGGTCTATGACACACAGAAGATGAAGGGGTTTAGTGGACCTTTACAGTTGCATATGTGGAATGAAAATTTTATAGAGTTGATGCTTGAGTATCTAACAAAAGAAAATGATAAGGTGATAGATCCATTTGCAGGTTCAGGTGTGGTTCCGTATGTGGCAAAGAGAATGAACAGACAATATCTTGGATGTGAAATTAACAAAGAAGTCTATGATGCATCTATTATGAATACGGCTATAGTATGAATTATCAAGATAGATATCCAATATTGAAACGAGGTATATATTGGTTCTGGGAGTCTTGGACTATAAAAGATGGTGTTATTCCAGTACCAGATAAGGTAATGAAAAAATTAGACTGGGACGAGAAAACATTATTAGAATTTGAGTATACTGAGAATGGAAAAGAAAATGGTCCGGGTTGGGTTATTAAACAGAGTAAGGTAGCTGCAGGTAAATTTTTAGGATTTAGTGATGACAAAAACGTGGACGAAACGTGAAGATTATGAGCCAGATATAACAGTCATCACCGTTTTATTTGATGGCAGACAGACTAGTGTTCCTCATACTGTTGGAGTTTATACACCATCATGGGTTGATAAACTATACCGAGGCTTTGCAAGAAACTATAGTGGTAAGTTTGATTTTATTTGTTTGACAGATCAAAATTATAAGTTTGAAGAACCTATCCGAAATGAAAGATTGTCGATGTCAGTCGATCAGTACGGTTGGTTATGTATGTCGGATATGTACCGACCTGACTTATGTAAAGGACAACGATTTACTGCTGGATTAGATACAATTATAACAGGATCTGTAGATGACATACTCAATCTTAAAACTAAAATTAGTTTATGTACAGATCCGTTTCAACCACACTTGGTATGTAATGCTGTCACTTCAGCCAGTCCTGAATTCTGTGTAGAGTTTTGGAAGCTGTGGGAGTGGAAAAAAACTGCTTGGTTAACTGAATGTCAAATAAGTTTTGGAAAAGTAAAGGCTCCATCGGAAATGGAAGTATTAAGAACATACTATAATGATGTAGGTAAATTAGATGCAGCATTTCCTTATAGAATTTTAAGCTATAAGAAACATATAATGCAAGACCGAGGTATGTTAGATACATCTAGTATAGTTTATTTTCACGGGAGACCTAAACCCCATCAGATATTCCATGAGAAATGGATTCAGAGGCATTGGCGATGACTAACGGAACAAGTCCTAATTATAAAGTAGACGAGAGAAATAATAGAATTCATCCAAGTGCTGTAATAGATGATGATGTGGAGCTTGGGGAAGATAATTATATAGGTCCGTTCTGTTACCTGACAGGATATTTGACTATAGGAGATAACAATAGGTTTGAGGCTTATTGTTCTGTTGGTACTAGACCGGAAGGAGTGACGTTGAGTTGTAATGCTATTATGTTAGGTCATGTCCATGTAATGAAACATAGTAATTGTGGAACTGGGAGTGAAGTACACCAATATCAAGTAGTAGGGTCTTATTCGATGATAGGTATGGGTTGTATAGTGCCTAAGAAAAGTAGACTAGAACCAGGACAAACGTGGGTTGGTAATCCAGCTAGGCGATTGAAAACTAATATGTTTGCACTAGAGAAATCTAATGTAGATGAATACGACTTGATAGAAGAAACAGCTCGATATACACAGTTGAGACAATTGCATGGCTTTTGATCCAGTTTTAATGATTATGCAACCTCGTCAAATTGATGAGTCGCTTAATTCTCTTAAAGAAAATATAGATATTCCTAAAGTATGGTTTCGTGCTTATACTGAACCACAAGTACAAGCGGAAATGAATAAGTTTATTAAGAAAACAAAATTTAGTCATTATATTGTGATGGGAGATGACGGTGTAGTGAGTAAGAAGGCAGCTGATACTATTTTGAAGTATGGAGAAATGAAAGAGTATGATGTGTTTACTGGCTGGATGAATATGCATATAGAATCAGATGGAAGTTTAAGTAAAATAAGTACTGTAAGTCAAGGTATGCTTCCAAAAATTTTAGATGATAATGGACCTTTAAGAGAAGAATATCCTCCATGGATTCCTATGAAATGGGTAGAAGAACAGAAGGGAGTTATACAAATAACTATGGCTAATTATGCTATGTCAATAGCCGAACGAGATTTATTTTTAAAGTTTCCATTGATGACTCATCCTAATAGCTGTTCTTCGGATCATCATTGGTCTTATAGGTTACAACAAGCTGGGTTGAAGGTTTGGACTCATCCAGATGCTTATGTAAAACATTTAAGACGAGGGTGGCAACCTTTACCTGACAAATGGTTAGTGGGAAGGGTCAAGCCAGAAACTATATATGATAAGATGTGGATGCCGAGAGAATTTTATGTATGAACTAAAAGATTATATGAATGCTATCAATCATCAGAAAATTGATCTGATGGATAGTGAAGATGAATTTTGGGAAAAGAAATACCCTGCCTATATTGTCAATAAGGTATTGTCTGCATTTCCTGATACACTTTTGTATGTGAATGAGATGAATCGTCTACATCACCTCGATAAACGTCTACAATTTCAGTTTTTTCTAAATAGTATCAGACCAAAGAAACGATTTGCAAAGTGGCTGAGGTCTAGTAAGATCAAAAATCTTGAGTATGTTAAAGAATATTATGGCTATAATAATGAAAAGGCTAGACAAGCACTTGACATACTAGATGATGAACAAATTGAACATATAAAAAGAATAATAAATCGAGGTGGTAAACATGGAAGAGTTGGAGTGGACTCCCGACCTAATGCTCGAGGTAAAGCTAAACGAGAGTGATGATTTTTTAAAAGTTCGTGAAACACTTTCTCGTATAGGAGTAGCCTCTCGCAAGGAGAAAAAATTATATCAATCGTGTCACATCCTCCACAAACAAGGCCGTTATTTTATTGTACATTTTAAAGAGTTGTTTGCACTAGATGGCAAGCCGGCTAATATTTCAATAAATGATATTGAAAGGAGAAATACGATTGCAAAGTTGTTATCTGATTGGGAACTTGTAGAACTTATTGGAAAGAGTGAACCTCAAGCTCCTTTATCACAAATAAAAGTTTTATCTTATCGTGAAAAAGATGAATGGATTTTAGAGACCAAATATAATATTGGTAAAAAGCGAATTGAATAGTAGGAGAATAATGTGAATTTGAAATTAATGAGGTTGAAGTCAGGTGAAGATATTGTGGTTGAAGTTT